CCTATATCTTAGTCGACCTTTTAATAAAGGGAATTAGAACATCCACATCCATAATAACATGGAGGTTTTGGAGCAGTAGTTGCTAAATTACTTAAGATATTTTCAGTAATTTGAGCAGTTTGAACTTGATTACTTAATTGATTTGCTAAGTTACTATTAACTTCTCTTAAGTGGTCAATAGTTTGTTGATTGAATAAATTAGTAATAGTTGCAGTTTGGTTAGATATTTGGTTACCTAAGGCTGCTACACTATTAGACATTTGGTTAGATAAGTCTTTAATTAACACAGCATTATCGTACTTATTATTTAAAATAGTATCAGTAATACCACATTGACCTTGTGCTAAACCTCTAATAGCGTTATCAGTTGATTGATTATATAGTAAATCAGCAGTAGCCATTTGATTAACATTACCATTTCCACCAAAACCGAAGCCATTTCCGCTAAGACCAATCAAGAAGATGAAAAGCAAAATTATTAAGCCAACTCCACCAAATCCATCATTGTCTTTTGTTAAAGCCATAACATCAGAAGCACTTAATTGTCCGTTCATGGTTATCCTCCTTTCTATTATTTCAAAAAGGAACTCATTATCTTTGATAAATCTTCCTTAGAAATACCTTTAGAATTGCATATATTTGCTATTTCTTGGGCTTGTTCTTCTCTACTTTTCGTCTGAAATTGACTCACCGACTGTTTCTGAGTCGGACTCAACATGTTCAATAACATCGCCATCGGATTTGTTGAGTTCTTTAGTTGAGATAATATGTTTTGTAGGTTCATTATTTAATCTCCTTTCTAATTCCTTGACTTTTTCATTTAATTCTTTAATCATTTCGTCACGCTCATCGACAGGATAATATTTTTCTATCTTATATTTTTCTAGCGTTCCGTCTAATTTCTTAATTTGCATACGGTCTTTTCCTATAAATATCGTATTTCTCATGATAAGAATATTTTCGGCTTCATCACCCTCATTTAATTTCTTATAATCAAACAGGTCATTGGTCATTTGATAAGATTGAAGTTGGGTTTGTAAGTCATTTTTTAATTTCTCATAATCTTGATACATGTTCCCTCCTATTTATCTAAATTTTTGCACAAAAAAAGAAGCGACATTAGTCGCCTCTTATTCATATTCTTGTCAGATTTTCTTTACTTGATTGCCTGAACTATCGCAAACACATATATAAGTATTTAGCATTTTTCCCCAAACATTACCTTTTTTATCTACCACAAAGCCAGTAAGTTCTACTTGAGCACCTACTTTAAATCTAGCCTTATCTTTTGGTTTATTAGATGTTAGTTTTGGTTTTACTTCAGGTAAACACTCTTTTACTAATACATAATTATTAGTCTTTACTTCAGGAGTTTCTCTTATGTATTTACTATAAAGTAATTCATATTTTCCTTTTTCCCATTTACCATCAAAGTTTAATTCTCCAGTTAAATATGGGTATGGGTCAGTATATTTTTGAGTATTAGGTTTAACAGCAAGATGTAAATGTACTCCATCTGCTCTACCACTATCACCCATATAGCCTATTCTTTGTCCTTTACGTACTAATTCGTTTTTCTTAACTTGAATAGTACCTTTCTTTAAGTGCATATAACATGAGTAATAACCGTTAGCGTGTTTAATATATACAAAATATCCCGCTTTACTACCATAACTTACATTAGTAACTTTACCTTGTTCTATTGCTACTATCCAGTCAGGACTAGCCTTAGTTTCAGGTGTACGATTTATAATATCTTCCCCGTTATGTATACCTTCTTCATAAGGACAACTTTCCCAATGATTACCCGACTCAATAACTTTATTTACTACCTCGGGCATATATTTCTTTTTTTTAGCCATATTATTCCTCCAATTCAGGAATACCTATAACAATAGATTTTGCTATAGATAATATAAACGCTAGTGTACTAGCAGATAATACAAACCCCCAATTTACGTCTTGAAGTGTGACAGCCTCTCCTCCAATTACACCTAAAAATGTTTGGAAGAAAGTCCACACCGCTCTCATTAATATTGCTTTGATTTTTTCTTTCATAAAATCATCTCCTTAAAATAAAAGAAGACTACAATACTTTTGCAATCTTCTTCAAAGCCTTATGTAATTCTCTACTAACTGTACTTTCGCTACAGTGTTCAAGTATCGCCATTTTAACTAAAGTATATTCTTTTAATCTATACTCGAGTAACCTCTCTTGCATTTCAGTTAAGAATACCTTAGTTTTAATATCTTCTAACTCTTGTTTAGTTAAATCTAATCTATACATCCTTCCTCACCTGAGGCGTATTGTATTTATAGATATATTTTATTCAAGTTTTAGAAATACTAAAATGGCATAACTTTGGCAGTAATATGGCAGAGTTTTGGCAATAAAAAAATCATTAAATAAAATTAATGATTTTCTTTCTTATACTTTGTTTTCTTCTATATACTGTTCTTTCTGCCATACCCACCTTGTCACCTATCTCAACAGCATTATAACCTTGTACTAATAACTTAAATATTTCTTTTTCCTTTTTAGGAATATTAAATATCACGTTTTTTAGTATATAGTTATATTTTGTTTTAGGCATTTCAAACATAATCCACCCCGCTTGAGTGTGATAATATACATCACAAACAAGCAGGAGTCAAATTACTTAATATGTTCTTTTAATAACGCTACATCTTTTTCTAATTTATATGTTCTATCAATCAAGTTATTATGTTCGTGTACTTTCTTATCTAATTCATCTATCTTATAGTTCATTATTGCAGTTGATTTTCTATTACTAGATACATTTGCTATCACACTAGGAATACTTGCAAATAGACCACTTATTATTGCTATTATTATTGCTTCCATTATATCTCCTAATCAGTTGTTTTTGTGTATTCTACAACTATATAATAAGTTATATTTGATAATTCTGTTCCTGCATATACGCCCATTTCTCCTGAGCCTGTTTGAGGTTTCAATACAACTCTTGCCATGTCAGTACTTGTATTAAAAAATTGACTTGCTACATAAGATACCCCATCGACTTTATAATTAAAATGTGTACTATCATTATTTACCCATATTTCTCCTAGATTAGAAATAGATAAGTTTAAATCAGTCCATCCTGAGTTTTTTGAACCTGAAAATACTTTTCTATATATAGGTTTACCGTCTGTCCATATTTTGTTAGTTTTAGTTTCAGTAGTGCTATATACATCTTCTAATGCTTCATTTACATAATCACAACTATAAGTATCAGTAGTACTATTACTATTACTATTTACTACTGAAGCAATAAGAGGTGTAGTTTGTTTTGCTTTGATAATCCACTTATATACCGCATAAGGTTGTAAGTTGTTGTGTGGTTGACCTCCACCAGCATTCATTGTATTACAATAAGATGTACTGTCACTATTATAACCACTTGCTTGTGGAATTCTATAAGGGAAGCCACCTGTCTCTGTTTGAGAATATGTGCTATGGCTGTGAGAAGGCATTTCGTCTATTGTTAATGTATGTGTTTTTTCTCCACCAGTTTTACCTATAGCATTAAAATCAGTATCGTTTGTATCTTGTCCTACTATTACTCTACCTTTTAAGTTTGGTAATGTTCCACCTATTAAGTCGTATAATTCAGGATAATTAGCACTTGTAATAGTAGAACCATTACACTCTAACCATCCATTAGGTATATTGTTACTTGGATATGCAATAATTGCACCGATAGGCATACCATCTAATGCTTTAATTGATATATCATACCATTGTCCATTGTATTTATATTTCATATTTTACCTCCTACTCTTTTATATAATTTATAGTAACTATAGCAGAATTAGGTTGTGCATAAGAGTCACCACCAAAGTAAAATCTAAGGGCACATACATTATTACTTCTATCAAAATAACAAAATGAGTAATAACTTGAAGTACCATCTGTTACTGTTGTATTACCAGTAATCATTTTTTCTCCATAATTATAGTTTACTGTATAATCTATTTTTTCAACAAGAAAAATACCTTGTATCATATTACTTAAATTTACAGCCTTAATTTTATTAGTAATATTTTCAACTGAAAATGATTTACGGTATAGTGTATTTCCATAAGGGTCTATACCAATTACTGTTTCAGGGCTATTATACATATCTATTTGTAAATTAGTAAATTTATTATTTAAGTAATCGCAATCATATACTTTGTCATGACCTGTAGCATAAGTACTTACTACGCTAGCACCCTCAACTGGAGATTGTTCATCAGGATTAATCCATACTGTTTCATTTCCAGTAGGTTGAGTAGTTTGAATAGCAACTTCATCTTCAGCATTTATAGTTATATCTCCACTTCCTAGTAAAGATGTATTATTAACTGTTTTAATATTTGTACCACTTACTAATTCATCTTGCTTATTATTCCAAGTATATTTTTCTCCAGTAGTACATAATGATACATCAGTTCCACCGCTTGAAGCAGTTTTACTTTCGTAAGTAGTATCTTTAGCATTTAATGTTAAAGTACCATTACTATATGATTGACTCATATTAGTTCCAGCCATTATTTTACTAGCAGCCTCTCTTGTAGTAGTAGTCCATGAATTAGCACTTGTTATTTTATAAATAAATACTTGGTCTCCTTGTTGTGCAGCAGTATGTGAAGAAACACTTCTATAATATTGGAACTCAGCATTTGAACTACTATAATTTGCTAGGAAAGCCATCCTATATGAACCACTAGAATTAACTTTACAATATACTATTTTATTATTATCTATAGCACTTTTTACATCTGACCAACTTGTAGTTCCATATTCTGCTACGAATAGATTTTTAATATAACCAGCATTATTAGTTAAATCTCCTAAGTCTTCTGGTATTAAATTATCTACTTCAGTCTTTGTATAAGTAGTAGAACTATCTGCTTTACCACTTAAAGCAGTAGCAAGGTCTGTTTGGTCGCTTAATGTACCCGAGATGTTTCCCCACTCAGCACTTGTTTGAGTATTAGAAATGACTCCGTTTGTAATATCTATACCTGTACCAGCGGTATAAGTTGTATCAGTAAATACAGCATTTGCAGGAACATCAGTTAAGACTGTATGGTTATTAACTTTTTCAGCATTATCAACAATACCATTATTGTTAGTATCATAAGTAGCCTTTAACATATCTCCTGAACCTTGACCATCTTCTCCATCTCTTATTTCGGCTGTCGTAGTTCCTGTCTTATCAGTAATAGTTATTGTTGCTACCTTGCCAGACTTTGTGACAGTAGCAGATGGACTATATCCGTCTTCACCATCTTCTCCTTTAGGTCCAGTTGCACCAGCAGGTCCAGTTTCACCAGTGTCTCCTTTTGGACCAGTAGCACCAGTAGGCCCTTGAATACCTTGTGGACCAGTTTCACCTGTATCACCTTTATCGCCTTTGTCACCTTTCTCACCAGTATCACCTTTTGGACCTTGTATACCTGGAGCACCATTGTAAACAGTAGCAGTTGTTGTTCCACTTTGGTCTTCTATTGATATTACAGCACCGTCTTGTGTCTGAGTAACTGTAGCGATAGGAGAGAAACCAGGGTCACCTTGGTCTCCCTTATCACCTTTGTCACCTTTATCGCCTTTAGGTCCATACGTAAGCATTGTACCTTCAAGTGATATATAATCATCCATTACGCCGTTTAATTCAAGCGTATCAATATTACCTGTTATCACTCTACATCACCAGCCTCTGGATTAAGGATAAATTCTTTTGGTCCTTCATCATCATAACCAATTATAGTTTGAGTAACACCTCCTACAGTTTGAACTGATATTTCGTACCAATAAACTATAGGTTTATTAATTATGTCTCCTATTTTAGTATCTTCAGATGTTAGTGAAATTAATACAAAATCTTCTGCTTCTTCAATTTCTACTATCTTTTGAAGTACTACATTATCCTCATTACGCTTTTCAGCGACTGAGAACTTAACTATTTCAGTAGGTTGGAAAGTATAGACGTTACCATCTTTATCTTTTGCACTTACTTTAAATGTAGTTGAGTCTCCTCTATTAATTTGTATTTGTTTAGTAAACCTATCGAATAAAACCATATCTATTCCTCCTTTTTAAGTTTATTTATCTCTTCCTTTAACTCTTCTATCTCTTTTTGTTGTTCTTGTATAGCCTTACAACATACTGAGACAAATGAGTAAAGGTCGACACCATCATTTTTGTCATTAGTAACTTCTTTAGAATATTTATAATCATCAGCAATAACAAAACCAATATGGTCTTTGTCACCATCTTGGCCTTTATACTTATATTTATAAATATCTATGTCACGAATTATGTCTAAACCACTAGGTAATTCTTTGAAATCTTTCTTAAGTTCTTTTAATGAACCTTGGCATACACCGTTAGTACTTGTAACTGTACCTGTAGTTTCAAGACCATCAGTAGATATTGTTGTTGATTTATCATGAGGGTTGTCAGAGTACATCGCATAAGCGGTATATTTATCTGCTACTTCAAAAATTACACAACCATAATGGTCATCGCCCCAGCCCATATATCTCTGGTCACTACTCATACTTAGTACTGTACCGTCACCAGTTATATTAAAAACAGGTATTTCTTCACTTTCAGTATCTTGGTCATATAAATCAATTAATCCTCTAACAGTTGCGTCTTTACAAGTAAGATTTCCTTCGCTTGTAACTTGAAAGTTGTCAGATGTAATTGATATTGTTTTACCAGTTAAATCAATACTATCACCAGCAATAAATAAGTTTTTGGCTTGAATTGTCTTTGTTGTCTTAGAACTATTTATTGAGTCAATTATTACATCTCCATCGTTAGTAAGATATTTTAAACTATCTACCCAGTCATCCATACTAAATGATTGACCAGCAGCCTTCTCAGTACGACATCTATATAAGATGTGATTAGTATTATCAGTCCATAAATCTCCTACATCATAAGGAGGAGTAGGTTGAACTACGAAAGTTCTTCTATTTCCGTCTAATATATCTTGTGAAGCATTAGCAACAGCAAGTGTTTGAGCACCTACTATATTTGTTACTTCTACCCAGTAACAAGATAATACACCTTCGTGAGGGTATACTGAAATTGAATTTCTTATTTGGTCAGCAGTTAAAGAACTAGTAGTTAAATATTCTATAAATAAATAATAATCATTTTGACCAGTTGTTATCTCAGTTGTTGTAGGAACTGGCTCAAGACTTCCAGGGCTACCAATCCAATATTCTGAATTAGAAGGTATTTTATCGTCAGTAATCGTATCAGTACTTGTTAACGCTATTCTAAATACAACACTATCTAATAATTTATTAACTGTATAAGTTGTATTTGGTTGACATGATAAATACGTTACATGATGTGCAGGTTCACTTTGAGTTCCATTTGTAATAACAAAATGATTTAAAAAATCAATATGGCCATAATAATCAGGAGCACTCGCAGGATTATATAGATTATCAGTACTTCTACCTGCTACAAACTTATATACTTTACCTGTATCGGTATTATAAAATAAATCTTCTAAATGTTCTTTTTTAACATCATCAGTAGCCCAATTAACAGCAGGAATATTATATAGTGTTGGAGCATAATCATAGAACCAACTAGTTACGTTTCCGTCTAGTTGGTTCTTAATTAAGTCCATATTTTGAGTAGTTACATCTACGAAGTCTTCTAATATACCATTTGTATTAGTAAGTTCTCCTTGTAATTGATTTACTTTATTTCTATCACGTTGAAGTCCTTCTAGGTTATATCTACGAAGTAAATCTTCAACTGTTATACTTCTATTATAATCTGCCATTTTTACCACCTCACAGTACCGTCAGAACTAACTGTAAATCCTAATTTATTAAGAATTGCTATCTTATCTTCCATATTATCTATATTTTCATCAATATAGTTAATAATATCTACATTATAGTTATCTAACTTATAATTACTACTTATTAATTTAATTAATATAGCCTTTTGTGGAACAGACAAATCAAGATTATCAACATAATTTATTGTTGCCTCTTTATCGTTAGATACTTGTTTCTTGATTTCATTAACTTCTTTGATGTAACCATATATATCGTCAAATTTACCAATACTTGTAATTGCTTTATATCTTTCAGGATTGTCTATAGAATAATCTGCTTCGTCTTTATGTAAATAGTAATCTCCTAGATTACCACCATTATTTACAAAAATATTTGCTTTATTATAAGCACTTGCCATATCTTTACCAGTAATTTGATTGCTAGCGTAGTTATAAGAGTAATCGACAATATTTTTTATTACGCTTGCTTTTTCATCATCACTTAAGTTCTTATATTCTGAAGTATTTATAATCTTATCTAATGATTTTTCTATCATTGTTCCTGAAGTTCTTTGGAACTCAGCAATTTGGTCAGTAGTTAAAGTAACCTTTTCATTATTTTTCATTGTTACAGTATAAGGAGCAGTTCTTGGAAATATATTCTTATTTCCTGTTGCTTTATAAACTTTATAGATTTCTTTACCTGCCTCGCTAGCATTTTCTTTATTAATGTTAGCAGGGTTTAACATAACATTGAATATATTATTCTTGCCACCATATTTTAATACGTCTTCTCCCATTGTATTTACTTTAGGAGCAAGAGTTTTACTAGCACCAGGTATTTTTACTAAGAATTTATTTATTGCAGTTTTAACAGGTTTATCTTTTTCATAAGTTTGTCTTTGAGTACCATCTACCATATCAGCAACTTGTTTTGAGAAAGTAGGAACGGCTCTAGCAGGTAATTCTAATATTTCATTTACTAAGTTACCTACTATATTATCGTTATCTGAGAATACATTATTTAAACTTTGTAAGAAAGATTGCTCTAATAATACACTACCAGCAGTATCTAATGAACCTACAATACTTTCAAATAATGCTTGTTCTTTATTTTTCTTGCTGTTTACTATGTTAGCCATAATAGTCATTGGAGCAGCGATAGGTTGAGCCCAGTCGTAAGTAAATGACTTATCACCAATCTTAATTGAGTATTGATTAGTACCTAATACATTTTGAACAAAGTTTTTAGTATCTTTGTCATCATCTTCTTCACCTGTAATTATTCCTGCTTTGGCAAGAGCATAGCCAAGAATATATAAAATTGAACCAGCAGTTGCCTTACCTAGTGTCTGAACAAATTGATGTTGTTGTTGTGAAGTAACATCTCCTCGTCCTATAGCCTTATTAAGACTTCTATATTGTAATAAAGCATTTACCATACCAGCAGGGGAATAATCTACTATCGCCTTAGTTAAGTTAGCAGGCGTCTTAGCAAATGGAATTAGGACATCACCTAAGCCATAATTATTTCCACCTATGCTATTTAAGGCACGTCTTATGTCAAGAACAAACTTAGTATAGTTATTGTTGTCGTTCCATGTTCTTTGTAATGCTTCTTGATTAGCAATATCTATCATTTCTTGTGTAGGAGTATCAACACCATTTAGTTCCATTTGGTTTTGTAATGAATTTTCAAACCAGCCTTCACTAAATACTCTATCACCTAAATCCATTGCATAATTTAATATACTCTCTACTCTATTTAAGCCTCTACCTACAATCGTTTTATCAGAGAAGGACTTACCTTCGCCAATTTCCATACGGTTACCTTCCATATTTCTTGTATTTATACCTAGTTTAAAGTCGTTAGTAGATTGATAAGCACCTCTTTTAGAACCTTCAATAAAGTTTCTAGCCTTAAAATTACCAGTAGTTCTTACACCAGTTTTCTGAGCAATTAATTTATCAGCCCAACTTGCTACTATATCAGCACCAGCATTTACTGGAGCAATTAAAGCATTACCTCCAATGTTTCTTACTTGTGTCTTAGGATTAAATAACATTGATATTCTCATCCAGCCTTTTAATGATTTAGTAAAATCAGGTTCTATCTTATCAGTTATTAACTTTTGTATCTTAGCAAGTTCAACTTTCTTATCATAACCGTCTGGCATTTGAGATACTTTTTTCATAGTGTCCATTATAAATCGTACATCATCAGATGTAAGTTTCATAGCGTCCTTATGAGCGCCAATCCACTCTTTAGTTTTATCCTTTATTAATTCATTATACGCGTCTTCTAATTCACTTTGAGCGTACATTACCATACCTTCAGGTGTTAAACGGCTTAAAATACTTGAGGCTTGTAAAGTTTGAGCGGTTTTAGTTTTCATATCTCTAAACTTCTTAGCAACTTCAACTAAACCTTCAGTATCATTATTATCTGCATATTGCTTCATCAAAATAACACCTTCTGCTATATCAGTTGCGTCTACGTTATTAGGATTTTTATTAAACCACTTATTAACTTCCGCCCTACCATTTTTATTTAATCTATCAAAGGCTTTATCAAGGCTTTCTATATTTGTAATTTTGTCATAAGTTCTAAACTCTTCTTCTTCAAGTATTTTCTTCTTTTGTTCCTCACTAATTAATTGAGTGTTAGGTAAAGTGTTAACTTGGTCACTTAATCCATCTCCTACCTTGTTGTACGTCTTCTTAGGAAGTTTAGGAGTAGTATTAGCGTCTTCTTTAGTAAGTTTAGATATTTGTAAAAGGTCTGTAGTTTTCTTAGGTTGTTCTTGTGTTGTTTCTTCTTGTGCAGTTTTAGCCTGTTTAATTAATGGATTGGTTTTAGGCTGTTCTTGTTTAACTTGCTTTGCAGGTTGTGTAGTAGGTTTTGCTTTTTGAACAGCAGTAGACTTTTTATATTTATCTTGAAGAACTATGTATTCTTCATTATAACCGTTTCTATCAATATGTACTCCTAATATATCATCAATATCAATATCATATTTTTTAACATCATCACCAAAGTTTTTAACGTATTCTTCACTATCACCATAATTCTTAGTAGGTTTACTCTTTTGTTGAGTTTCAACTCTATATAAAGGCATAGTTTTACCATATTTTTCCTTTAGCATTTTTCTAGTATCACTAAATTGTCCATATAATTCATCAAAAGATATATTTTTATTTTTTCCTTCTACTATATCGTCTACAGCGGTATTACTATCAATAAATGTTCCTCTATTTGCTTCAGAAATAGCGTCATATCCATTTTTATTTTTTAACATATCTTGTCTTGCTTGAATTAATATTTCAGGGTCTTGGTTAATTTTAGAGTTTCTCTTCTTCATCCTTTCAGTTAATTGCTCAGGAGTTAACTTTTTAAGATATTTAGTTTCTAATTCATACCAAATATCAGACTCTTTTTTACCTTTTTTCATATATTCTTTGGCTTGTTCAGTAGTTAATCCAGGACCTTTATAATTTTCTACTATGTCAGCACGTATTTTTTTAGCCTTATCAAGTAATTGTTTTTTCTTCTTTTGTTTAGCATTTTTAAGATATTCACCTAATTCTTCATCAGACATATCTTTTTCACCAATTTCTTGAAGTAAGTTATCGTATTCTTTCTTAGTTACTATATCTTGTATTTCCTTCATAGTAGTTCTTCTATAACTATCGGGATTGATTTCTTCTAAGGCTTTCTTTTCTTTAGTATCAATTCCTTTGATTTCATCTAAAACATTTCCAAGTTCTTCATCAGACATATCTCGTTCGTTTATAGTGCTAAGTAAATCGTTATATTCTTCTTTACTAACAAGGCTTTGTATTTCCTTCATAGTTCTTCTTCTATAACTGTTTGAGTCATACAATTCATCTTCATTAGTTTCTTTTTCTTCCACGACTTGTGGCACATTTTGAACTTTTTGTTCAATTTTTGTCTTAGGTTGTGACTTGACCTGTTCAATAGGTTGACCTTGATTTAAGTTCTCAGACTTTAATAAAGGATTTTGTTTAGCATTTTTTCTTCGCTCAAGGCTAGTATTTACTTCTGACATACCATTAGTTATTAATGTACTTAAGAATACAGTTAAATATTCTCCTTTAGCGTCATCGCTTAATGTATTATTATATATATCTTTTAATATATCACCTGAATAAAGGTTAATATCTTGTAAATAAGGATTATCAGGGTCTAAATTAAATCTAACATCATTAATTATTGTAGATAGTATTTCACCAAATACTTCTTCATCAACTTCGCCAAGACTATTTAATATTGCTTGTAAGGCTGGATTTTTACTTTTATTTATTTTATCAGCCCAGCCAGCAGTCTTAGTTCCAGGTATACCATCATGTAATTGTTCTGAAATTGCTTCAACTAAGCCTGATATTCTTGCTTGTTTTCTTGCTTCATCATCGCCATAACCCGCTCTTCTTACACTTTCATAAGTTCCACCATAAGCAGAAGCATAAGAAGATAAAGCAGTATTTAATGATTTAGCATAATCTTGAGCGACTGTAGCCTTAACTCCATGTTTGGTTAATGTTTTTTCAAAACCTTTAGTTAGTCCTGTTTTTCCAATCAATTCAGTAGTACCTATAGTACCAAGTAATTGACCTACACCTTGTGCTACATCATCCATACCTCTATCAAAATAAGAATATTTATCTAACTTTTCATGGAAAGAAGCCTCCATATTTCCTTCATTATCAATATTTCTAGTAAAAATATTTTCGGTATTTAATTCATTTTCACCAAATAAAGCATTAACCGCTCTAACGTCAGCGTGCTTTCTCATTGACTCCGCTTTATCTTTTTGACCAACTAATTCTGCTAAATCTGCTATTTTATATACACCAAAATCTCCTATATCTTCAGCATAATTTAATAATCCTTTAGTAACATTAATTCCAGTATCAGCAAGAGTTCCACCAATATTTTGTAATGTATTACCTTCACCTTGCTTAAAGAAACTTTGAGAGAAGAAGTTTTTACCTGCTTCAACAGCCTTTATAGCATTTTCAGGTAATTGTGATAATGCAGTCACTGGATTACTAACAGTAAATAAAGTATTTAAAAAACCTTTATTTAATTTTTCTTCTCTACTTTGGGTAGATTGTGTAGGAATATATGGTGGATTGTTAGATGTGTCAATTTGACCGACAGTAGTATATCCTTCTTTATTTCCAACACGTCCGCCTTGTAGAAAATCTTCATAATCCCCGTTTATTATTTTGTTCCAGTTGCTTTGCTTGTTTGCCATAGGATTACTCCTTTCTATTTCTTACCAAATAAACGCCCAAATGTTTCTCTAATTTGATTTCCAACTTTATAACCTGCATAAGTAGGATTTAACATACGTAATGCTTCTGTAACAGCGTTATCTTTAAAGAATTTACCATTTGAATTATTATTTGTATTGTTTTGAATACTTACAGGTTTTTCTTTACTATAAGTAGAGAAAATGGTTTCAGCACCTGCTTCGCTTAATTGACCATTTTTAACAGCGTTATCTAATACCCATATTAAATCTTTAGTTGCGTAAGAGTGCTTATCAAATTTATTATTGTACCAATCTTTATCCTTGCCCGATAAATTTGGTGACATCCATTGATATAACTCAGTAGTATTAGTAATTGCAGATTGACCATTAGTTAATTGAGCACTTCCTCCTGAACCATTAGTTAATTTAACACTTCTTCCTGAACCATTTGAACCGCTTGAACCACCTTTTGAAGCGGATAATTGTTGTTGTTTAAGTCTTTGTTCTGCTTCCCATTGTCTTACAGCCTCTGCTTCGGCTTGTTCTTTCATAATTTGATTATATATAGTATTGTATTGGTCAGTATATTGAGCAGTTAAACTATTAGCAGTACTTAGTTTCTTTTGAGTTAAAGAAGAAACATTATTGAAGTAATCTTGTTCATTTTGTATCTCTAACTTTAATTTTGTTAAAGCATTTTGAGCCTTTTGAACATTTCCTTCATTTACCGCTTGATTATATGCGTTATCATAGTCCGTATAAGCCTTTTGTAAGGCTGAATTAGCAGCGGAAACTCTATTTTGGTAAACTGTATAAGCACCTAGTTTAGAAGTCTCAGAAACGCCTGAATTACCTAATCCAGCACTATATAATCTTTCATTTTGTAGACCATAAGGATTTATATAACTTTGATAATCATTTATAGCCTTATTTTCTTCTACTCTTTTATTTTGTTCAGCCTCTTGCTTTTGAGTATCTATTAATCCTTTTTGATAAACTAATTGGTCATCTATTGCTTGATTTTGCATTGCTTCTTGTTGAGCAAGATAAGCATTTTGAGAGTTTTTCATCTCACCTGCTTGATTAATTAACCCTTCATACATCGAATTGTTTTCAGCAAGGGCTTTTTCACGCTCATTATATACATTATTAAGTCTTTCTTGTTCGCTTGCGTTTAAAGTCATAGCCATTTATATCACCTCTTAACATATCCTGCAATAAATCCTTGAATTGTCATACTAAACAATCCAAAAGGTTCATCAGAACTTATTTTAAATTGTATCTCTTTAAACTTTTTATTCTTAACTTTATATACACAATATCCTTTGGTATCAACTACTTCTTTAGTTTTCTTTGGCGTACCATCTAGGATAGATGTTATTTCTATTTCATTGTTATTCATTTTCTTTAAACTTAATACTCCACCTTTTTTAGCAGTAGTCTTAGTATAAGAAGGAGCGTCAAAGTCGTCCTTACATGTAGTCCAGTAAGAAGTTATATCTTCTCCATTATCTTTTGTACCACCCATAACAAATATTTGTCCGTAAGCATTACTTAAGTAAAGGTCTCCACGATATTCAAACATATTATTTAATGGGTATTCAGTCTTAGTTTCTCCTACTGTTACCTCAGTTACTGGTAATTCCCAATAGAACCACTCATAACCTACGTCAGTATTCTCGACAAACTTTTGCCTTTTATCTGCTAAATAGACGTGAGAATTGAATAAACATAATAAATAACCTCTCCACTCGGCTAATACTACATTTCTATAAGATGTTTCATTAACCATCTTTCTATTAACCATATTAGACCTATGTTGAAGTATTTGTTCTGAGTAAAGAGCACTTGTAGATATTCCCTCTAAACCTAGTTTTGAGAAAAATACTATATCATCATTAAAGTTTATACCAGTACTTTCACATCCTACAGCGATATTACCTGTATTAGATGGATAAATCTTGTGGTCATCACCGTAACTCATATCAATAGTAGGTGTCATATAGAATACACTTGCTTGATTTTGATATGTTTCTTTAATTACCCATAAAACATTATTACCAGGAATAATAGTTTTAACAGGAGCAAGGTCTATACCCATTTCATAATAAGCAGTATCTCTTACATATCTAGGGTCATTTAATTCACTATGGAACACAGCATTAGGATAATCAGGATTTCCACTAAAGAATATACGATTATCGAATTGTGCTACCATTTTACAATGTGCAATTCTATTGTAATAACCTTCAGTTGTCTTACTAAATTGAATTTCTACCTTAGCGTCTTTGGCAGGAGTTGTGACAAAAGTTATAATTCCATTAGTTTTATTAACAGTAAAGTCAGTAGTTATTGTCTTAGTTGTACCATTAACTTTAACTATTTCACTATAATTTTGGTCTAATCCTTGTGTATCTAAGTAATAATCATTAGAATTACCATCAGCGATAAATGTATTTTTTCTTAAATTAGATAAGCAGTTAACATCTTGATAAACATAATTTTTATCAGTATCAGAGTCTAAATTAACACTACCATCAGGGTTCTTCCAATAAGATGTAGTAGGAATTGTACCTACAACGTCTTTTAGTGTAGTTCCATTATATTCTAAGTAATTAATACCATCTAAGATAAATAAATCGTCTTTAAATACAAAATAATTAGATTTAGTTGGGTTCATACCACTATGAAGTAAAGTAGTACCACCTAGAGCAGTTGGGTCATTAGGGAAGTTATTCCATTTATATAGTTTTGTACCAGCGTGCACTAATACGTGTGTTGTATTATTTAACTTATAAAAAAAGAGACCAAATATTTCGTAATCGAATTTGCCGATTAACTCCATACCTGGTCTCGTTTGTATGCAGTCATCATCTAAATAATCTTTCCACATATTAAGTGCGTCTGGCGAACGATATTTTGAAACTAGACCATTAGTAAAGTCTACGCCTCTGAAGTTAGAGTAATGTCTAGTATATAATTTATTAGTATTTGCCATATCACATCACTCCTTAAATGTCGTCTCCACCATAAATAGTGATAATTCCTGCTGTCTTTCTTCCATCTAATTGTTGCTTTAATTCATTATATGTTCTTTCAAAGTAAGTACCATAAACTGAAATCATATCTAATCTTAATAAATCTCTAGCAATTCCATAAGGCATTACTTCTTGTACTACTAAATCTAAATCGAACTTAAAGTTTTCATCATATTCATCTTGGTCTTCATCTTCTTCAAATGTTAATTTAACCATCTTAGGATATTTATAATAGAAAATCTTAACTATTCCTACGAAATCATCGTTTAATTCGATATTATCTTCGTCTAACATGTTAAAATCTTTTCTAATTTCGTCACGTTCTGGGACAAGAACTACTTTATTTAATTGATAAATGTCTTTAATCTCGTCACTAATAGTAATAATTCTATCACTATCTTCAGTTATTTCTATTTCAGTATTAGCAGGTATCTTACGATATTTCATTAAGTCTAATTGAATAGAATTAACTACTCCATTAATCTTATTTAAAACATCTTCATCCTCTGCCATACCTTCTAATTCAGGATAGTATTCTTCAATTAGTGAGAATACTTTAATTTTCATTTCTTTTAGAGTCATTTAAACCCCCTCCTAAACTATTGAGTCTTTATATACTTGTTTAACTTCTTCAATTTCTTTTTCTAAACCAGTTAAATTTATCATCTCATATTGAGGTAGTACCCATCCTTCTTCAGTAGTCCATACAAGAATAGTTCCTGAAGGCATTTTAACTACCGATTTAGACGTTTCTTCTACTTCATAAGGATAATTGTCACTTGGTTCTATTTTTCTCTTAATTTCACTTGTAAGAGTCAAATCTTCAAAGTGTTGTATTACACATCCATCATCAGTTTTATCATCAAAAGTTGTATCTTCATTAACTTTAACACCATAAAATTGCTTTAAAGTTGGTTTAATTGTGTAATATTCTAATTTTTTTTCTTCGTTTTCCATAATTTATCTCCTTCTAGGGTCGAGAGGGTTGGTCTTGCACCAACCTCGTCTCTGATATGTCCTCTCGATAAAAAAGAGAGGTTTCCCTCTCTTAAAAAATTATATAGCAGTTGGAATAACAACAATTTCGTCAGGTCTAACAATCTTAGCACCAAAGCAATATAAAGCCTTAATTGCTTCTGAGAAGCCATCTTCTGGTTCATAAGCCTTAGTACTTCTTATTTGTTCAACGAAAGCGATTGCTCTAGTAGTTCTTAATACGTTATATACAGTATCAGGAGTAGAACCTGAACCTGCGATTGTAGTTGGTAGAGAGTTATCAATAGCAACATAAGCGTTAGCATATTTTCCTACAGCACCATTTCTAGCAAGTTCTACATTGTTAGTTAATACTTCAATCATATTAGGTCTAACAAATTTATAGAAACTTGGAGATACTTCTAACCAATAACTATCATTAGGTCTATTGTTCTTAGCATATAGCATAGCAAATGCTTCTTCAATAGTATCAATAGCGTTAGTCTTAGTTGGAGTAATTCTTGTTGTACTCATTAATGGGTCAGTAGAAGCCTCAGCACCTGCTTTAATTAATGAAGCAACATATTCGTCACCTGCTAATGCTAATGCTTGAGCACCTTCTTGAGCAGCAGCCTCTAATGCTCCTGGAACAGTTTGTGCTTTGTAAACGTCATCCATTTCAATATTGAAATATTTGAATTGGTCGATTACTAATGCTTGTCTAGTTGCGTCAACAGCGTCTCTAGTTATAGCAGTACCTGGTACATAAGTACGTACTGTTGGTCTAACAGCGTTTAAGATATATACAGTATCTGCATTTTTAGCGTCCTTTTCGTATTTGAAATCACAGTGATTTCTTAATGATGTTATTTCCTTTAAGGCATGTTCATAAGCCTTATGCCAAATTTTTTGTACGGCAACAGTTATAGCCATTTTTTTCACTTCTTTCTATTTATTATGTATTTGAGATTTTCTTACCTTAGCCCAAATAACAGGGTCATCTAATTGTTCATCAGTTAAGGCTTCTATTTCTTCATTAGTAAAATATTCGCTTGTAACCTTTGTATTACTCTTTAGACTACCTGGTGTTTTGACTTCAGTATCTTTATTCCCAGTAAACATGTCATATATCTTTGATACAGGAACATTATTATTAAATTGGTTTCTATACTCGATAAAATCTTTGTCTTCTAGGATATTTGCGTCAATGTTTAAGGCACGAAGTTCTTTTACTTCTTTATCCTTGTTCATAGCATTGACTAAATTAGTAAAAACCATTTTATCTTTGGCACTTAAGTTGTCATAACCGATATTAGCAAGTCTACTTGCTTCATCGTTTACAGCGTTCATGCCTTCTGAAATAATGTCTTCACTATCTTTATTAGCCTGATATTCGATATAATCTTTATCTTCGCTAATATATCTCTCAGGTAAAGTAACTCCTTCATTTTCATATAACTTTCTTAAGTTAGTATTGATTTCATTAATGTCATTACCACCTATTTGAGATTGTAGAACTCTTTCAGTATCTTTATACTTATCAAGTTCTCTTTCGAGTTTTCTCATTTTACGAGCAACTCTTCTATCAGCAATTTCATTTACCGCTTTATTAAATTCTTCATCGGTATAGTATTTGCCTTCAGGTTGTTCTTCAGTAGTGCTTTCTTCAGTCGCATTGACTGTTTCCGCTCCTTCTTCTTCAACCTCTTGAGTAGTTTCTTCTGAAGTTAACTCTTCTTCATTTTCAATGTCTTCTGACATAAGTGTTGAACTATTTTCCATAGTCTTTCCTTCCTATTTTTACGTGTTTGCTTCACACACTATGGGTTTAATGTCTCCATACTAGACAAAATTGGTGAGTATCTTAAGATTTCCCTTATTCAACTCATAAATAAAAGGAGGTATTAACCTCCTAAATTGACATTATTTGAGACATCAGTAGCGTTTCTATCTGCTCCGTATGACGTAGATTGTGCCTCATTCATCGCTTGACCCATTATACTTTGAGCCTCATCATTAATAGCAATCATTGATTGAGCGTCATTTAATTGAGCGTTAGCCATATCTTTGATTTGTTCTGCTTCTAAGTTAATATCACTAATTGCTTGTTGTTTAGCAACCCTTTCTCTAAGTATTTTCTCTAACTTAGTCTTAGGCATTACTGAGTCAGCGTCTAATGACTCAGTATATTCTTCTAAATCAATAAATCCACCTGTCATTAAGTTTTCTAGTGATAACTCTTGAGCGTATCTATCATAAGCACCACGAGGAGTTATATCGACCTTAACAAAGGCTTCTAGTCTCTTCATAGTCTTCTTATCTACTTGTGCCTCTAATACCATTTCTTGATTTGTTAGAGGGTCTTTTTCATTGAAGAATACTACTAAATCTTCAGAATTCTTCTTCCAATATTCAAACCATATTCTTGCTATATCCTCTAAGAACTTCTTTAATCCAATAACTTGGTCGTTCAAAGGTTGATTTTGTGCTTGTTGAACAGCAAGAATTGCTCTACCTGAAGCACTAGATGGGTCTAAGTTACCAGTTGTTGCTTCAGATACGTTAGATAAGTCTTTAGATAAGTTAATTAACTCGGCTTGAACTTTCTCAGCGTCAGTAGACATTTGAGCAGGAGAAGTCATCATAAATACATCAGAGGCCCTTAATCCTCCAACATCTTTAAATCTAATAGTTGCTCCAACTCTATCTACATCTTGAATATTTGAAATACTATCTTCATTTACTACCTTTTGAGGATAAGCAGTAGTCTTAACAGTAATCAAACGTCTCATAATAGTTCTATTAATCTCTATTTGATTATTCTTTAAGAATTCTACTTCTCCAACACCACGGAAAGAACCTTCTCTTTCTTCCCAATCCCATACAGCAAATGGATATAATTTAATACCCATATTCTCATCTTCAACTATATCGACAAATTTAACTGATTTACCATAGTGGACAGTACCTTCATCATCTTTCCAAAACTTAGTTATTAACCAAACTTTATTTTCTAGTTCTTCAGTTTGTCCTGAAATAGTAGAAGTATCATCATCAGGAATAATATTTGCAATTTTATCATCAGATAGACCATTTTCTTTTGCTAATTTTCTAGCAAATTGTACTGTAACTCTTTGTCTTACTAAAATATAAGGTTGAGTTTGTATTTCAGTACTATTTTCATCGCCTACCATTATATCTACGCATTTAATATCTTCATTTACAGGCCTCTTTTGTTTCTTATCATAGTCTACATAACATATAGATATACCTTGAATAGCATTTTTCTTAGCCCACATCTTAATTTTGTAGTCCATTTGGTCAAAATCCCAAACTTTACTAGCATATCTATTCAAAGATTTACAAACTTCTTGTGCATTTACTATAAATTCCTGATTATCTCCATTTTCTGGACTATAATTTATAGCAAATAGGTTCTCAGTAACAGTAGAAACCTTTTGTTTAACTATTTGTTGGATAATATTTAAGCAAACTGGTTCAACTGACTTAGATAATTTTAATCCATGCCATTGGTCTCCTAAATAAAATCTATTAAACATATCTGATTTACCATAAATATTTAATCTTTGTAGGAATTCAACTGATTTTTCATATAAATACCATGTATCAGTCTTTTGAAGTTCAGTATAATCTACTAATTCATCATTTTTCATACTATTCCTCCTCAGGTACGTCCTTTTGACCTACTGATGTACCATTGTAGGCTTCGATATTTTCTAACATAACAATAGTAGACTCATCTAAGTCAAAATCATCCGTATTTTTATTCTTTTTTATCTTCTTAATAGGAACTGGTTTTGTAACAACTTCCTTTTTAGGACGACCTATTACATAACCAACAAAAAAGGATATTCCCATAAATATCCCCATTATTATTAATTCCATTACTTATCACTCTTTTTCTTGTTATCTTTCTTAACAACTTTAGTCTCTTTTTTCTCTAATTTATCTAAAGTGTTAAGAACTTCACTGATATTTTTATATCTTTCTCTAAATAATCTCTTTTTCATATTAACCTCCTAAACAACTTCTATCTTTTCACCATAGTCCTTATAAGAAGGTTCTGGTTTAAAATCATTAAAAAATTTCTTCATTATAGTTTCTTCTTCACCTTTTTTAGTTCTACTTACACAAAAATACCTTAATGCGTCACATATATGGGTAATATCATGTGGTTCAGTAGAAGCGTCATTAGGGTCTTTATCATCATGTTGTAGTAATGGTAAGCAGTGGATTAAGTTCTTACAATTAGAGAAAATGTGAAGTTTAGATTTCTCTATTGGTTCTCCTGTTTGCTCATTACGAGTTTTATATACTTTTAAATATTCTTTAACAGCCAACCAACCACTAACTCTTGAATTAGAAGCCTTTGTAAATACTAAGCCATTATTTCTAAATATTTCTGCTGTACTCTTTCCTGTATCTCTATTTCTACCCCATAAATCAGGTGGAGCAAATATTCCTTTATAATCTCTTCTTCTCATTTGAGATTTTAAACAATTCGCTGCTTCACTTACTATTAAATTATCTTTATGTATCTCTTGATATACATATACCTCTCCATGAGGGTCTACAGCGTAGAACAGTACGGCGAACATATCCATACCATAGTCTAGGCTTATATATCTAGCCCAATTATTAGGTATTTCAAATGGCTCTTCAACATGTATATCACGTCTAAATTCAGGAAAGAATTGTCCATCATATACATCCCAATCACCATATAACATAGCCTTACGTCTATCTTCAGGTAAGTTCTCTAATATCTTGACATAACCTGGGTCATTTTCCATTAGAAACTTGTTTTCATATACAGTAGAAGGTATAAATTTATAATCATCAGGATTTTCAGTTCCTCTATAATCTCTATCTATAAATAATCTTTTTACCCATGCGTGACCTACGCCACCTGGGTTACATGTAAAATACATCCTTGGTTTAAACTCTTTCTTACACATACCACTTAAACGATTACTTTCAGTTAACGCTTGGAATTGGAACTCAGTAAATAATGTCGCCTCTTCCATTGTTATTACTTCATACGCTTGTCCTTGATATTGTAATACGTCAGTCTCTTTATCACAGTAACCTAATACTATTCTTGAACCATTTGGGAATATAAACTCTTTTGTACTCTCTTTATACTCAGCAATTTTATTTTCCTTTTGCTTACACCTTAATAAACTTATTAATTGGTTTATATGGTTCTCACGAAGTTCAGGTAAAGTACGTCTTAAAAGCAAAATTTGTATACCAGGATAATATAATGCTAATAATACCATCTTTATTCTTGATACATGAGACTTCCCCCCGCCTCTTGCACCTCCGTAGCAAGTATATCTTGAAGTAGATTTACAAAATTCCTTTTGCTTTGGATATAATTCTCCTAAATCTAACTCCATTATTTACTTAACTCCTCTACACTATCAGCCATCTTTATTACTACAGCACTATTAGATGTAGCCTCACCTTTCATTAACGCTCCTTTATCATATAGTATTCCATACGCCATTGAAGCCTCTTTTAGAGAAGTAGTATCATCTAATAACTCATTTACCTTATCTAATGCTTTATGTGTAGTATTATTATTCTTAAATATCATCTCTTGCTTATTTCTAGCCCAAAATGTATCTACTATATTCTTGTACTCTTCAGGATTTTTCTCTATCCATCGATGGACATTATCAGAAATCGTTTGTCTTACTAATCCAGTCTCTTCTGCTATTCTAGTAAAATTACCTGTCTCTACCCATCTACATACTAAAGAATATATCATTTCAGCACTCATACCTTTTGATTGTAATGGTCTTGCCATATTATCATCCCCTTAAATTAAAAATAAGACTACTACAGGGGGAAACATTTAAGTCTAGTAGCCTTATTAGTACCCTTGTATTATAGAGGAGTTTCCTCCTTCTCTTATGGGCACTGTCAAGGGAATAAAAAAAGTTACGAAGAAAAAGATATTTGTTCCCTTGACGCTACCTATAAGATAGCAAAAAAACGGTTAGATTAGGTCTTGCACCTAACTTGGACTTATACTCTTCTAACCATAAAAAAAGAGGCTTTTAACCTCTTTATCTTGAGTCCCGCTCAAGACACCAAAAAATTAAAGAAAGGAGACTCTTATGAGTCCTACAAGGTTTCGGCAGTAGTAAGAGTTGCACTTACATATTAGACCTGGGTAATCTATATATATCTGTATTACCGCCATTTTGTTTTTAAAAAAATTTTTTTCAACACCACTTCTCGTGGTAAATATGTATTATTCCTATATACACATATACATATATACTTAACTATTCGATTGTATTATCACATGTTGATAAGTCCTATTTGTATGGAAATATATATACGTAGTCATCGCCCTCAGTAACCCACCCTCTATTGCAAGGTATACCGCCCCCCTCATGTGCGTGCATAATGCGTGCAGATGTGCGTAAGTACGGGCATGCGTGAGGACCAGGACCATTGTTACGCCACCGCTCGCGTTGTTTTTTGCGTATGTGTGTATGCTTGTGTTCGTGCTTGTGTGTCCGTGTGTGATGTGTGTATGTGTGCTCGTGTCACGCAACGTGACGTGGGTGTGATGTGCGTAAGTACGTAGGCGTAGCGTGTGTGATGTGTGTATATGCGTATGTGTATGTACGTGTACGAGAGACGCTTACTTTTACCACTTCCCGCAGGTTGCTATTAATTGCACCAGTCGACTATTCTATTACTTCCAGTATACCACCAAAAAAGCGTGAAAAAACGTGACAATTAAAAAAAATTTTATGTATACGTAGTATACTAAAATTATTTTTACCCCCTAAACTTGCAAAAATGATTTGACAACCTTACGCCCTAGTGATAATATATTTGGCAAGTCACGCGACAAAAGGCGATTTGCTAGTGACTACGTGACGCCGTACGCTACGGCACACGGGCGGAGGGTTCGCACCTCTTCGCTATTGTTCTTTGACAACTTAAAAATACACACGCAAGCGAACCACCGCACGCCGTCACCTTTTAAGACGTGTTAAGCGGTTTAAGAGTTCCCGTGTAGCGTCACACTTGCGAATAAATAACAAAGGCGTTTGTTATGTGTAAGAATACCAGTCGCACCGAGGTTATAAGAGCACGGAGCACGCAGCGAGCACACGCGGACAGGTTAACGCGTGTATATCGTGGGCGTTGAAACGTAGTTCCTTGAAATACATCCAGTTATACAACGGCGAACATCCGAGGCGGTACGCGTAATAGGTAAAAAGACGATGTTACGCAGGGCAAGTGTAGGAGAGTAGGCGACTTAAAGACGACCAACAAAAAAGTACTTTTATATCGTGAAATAGAAAAGGAGGTTTTTAATATGATAGAAGAGTTACAAACAAGATATAGTTCACAAGTTAGTTTTTACGGCAAGGCACATATAATTACAACATACGAAGACAACAAAACAATAATAGAGTTACAAAGTTACAGCACAATAGTTGCTAGAATTGAAACGGACGGAGCACAAACAATATATAAACATTATGGGTTCTATTCTAATACTACCGCTAAACATCAAAAAGAGTTCTTTTTACAACAAGGTTTATCAGAACAACAATACAACAAGTTAAGACAAAAACAAATACTAATCATAAATGAATAGTCACACATCGTGACAAGAAGGGAGATGTTATTATGACTTTAGTATATACTAGAAGACTTAGTGACGATGTTAGTCACTCAATACTTGGTTATCACGGCGTAGGTTATATAACTAATATGCAACCTTACATCGTGCGTACCGACAAAGACAATGAAAACACACAAACAATAGGACTTGAAATTGAGGTTTCACGTGGTAATAAACCTATAACACAAAATATGATAGATAAGATTATGGAGATGTTCCCATATTGTCAATTAAGTTCAGATGTATCTATACCAGGAGCACATACATTTGAAATGCAAACCGCACCTATGACTTATAACGCTTACTTAGAAAGCGGGTTCAAGGAGATGTTACAATATCTACGCGACCACGACTTTAAAGCAAGTGCTGTCACAGACTTTGACACAGGACGCGGATGTGGTGGACACATACACATAAGCAAGGGCGACAAGTGGGAAGATGTAGTCGCTTTAATGGCGATGTTCTTAGACCAAAACAAAGAAATAGTTCAAATAATATGTAGAAGACCATTTACTGATTATGCTTATAACAACTTAAGAGACTTACATAAGAGCGTAAAAAGATATTCATTAACAGGAGTTAAAGAATATATGATGTCACATACTTACGAGCACGCAGCGATGTTAAACTTACAACACAACAAAACAATAGAGTTCAGACTACCTATTGGAACAATTAACTTTGATACAAAAATGGCACATATCGAGTTCATAACAAACTTATATAAATGTTGCGAAGACGTAATCAAAGGTAACGCTAGAATTGATAGATTAACAATTAACAAGGTATGTCAAGACGGACAATATCTACCAAAACTAATGAGAGAATTATGTATATCATGTTCTAAGAAATTAGTAGTATATGACAACGAATTAAAGAAACGTACAAAACAATTACAAGCGGACAAGTTAAAACTTGTGAAGATATTAAGCGATTTACAATACGAACTTGGCACAACTTGTGACAATGAAATAAGACAAGGTTCAATAAATACCATATCAAATAGATTTACTGAAATAACTACAGCGGAAACTACCGAACAATTAATCATATACATCAAACGTATGAAAGACGCCGACACAATTAGTGACGGACTTGAAGAGTATTCAAGAAATCATAACAACAACATATCTAAATACTACATACAATTAAAGAATTACATCAATAATGTCAACGTAAATGATATCTACTATGATGTAATCGAAGAAATATAAAAGGAGGACTGATAATATGTGTGTAATAATAGCAAAAGATAAAAATGATAGACTACCAACTATCAAAGAATTAAAACAATGTTTCGACCATAATCCTGACGGAGCAGGATTTATGTATACCGACAATGGTAAAGTAGTTATTGATAAAGGTTATATGAAATGGAGTTCATTTATAGAACATTATGAAAAACTTGTCACAAAGTATGACAGCTTTAAAGGAAAATGCTTAGTAATTCACTGTAGAATAGGCACAAGCGGAGGACGTAACGTACACAATACGCATGGTTATCCATTAACAAACAATATTGAATATATGCAAAAGACTTATGTTAAGTGTAATGTAGGACTAATGCACAATGGAATTATCTCTGATTATCTACCTGAAGAAGACTACTACAATGATACACAAGAATATATAAAGAGTTTTGTATACAACTTACAATACTTTGATAGACAATTTTATAAACGTAAATACTTTAGAGATATGATACAAGATACATCCAAATCAAAATGGGCAATCTTAGATAAAGACGACAATCTATACAAAGTAGGAGTATATAGTATAGAAAATGGACTTGCGTTCAGTAATCTATACCACAAATATACTTATACTTATTCGTATGGTTATTCAAGTACAGGTAAAGCAACACAAGATGTAGACACAAAACAATTTAGACTATGGGGTTAATGACGCAAGTCGTGACAAAAGGAAGGAGGAAGATACAAATGAGAGCAAAAATTAAAATATTATTTAAAAATGAAGAAGCACTACAAGATTTAGTACAAACCTTAGAAAGAATAGGTGTTGAATATCTATTCTTTTTAGGTAAAATTGAATTTTATGTCAATGGTATAGCAGCAAATGAATATACAATATCACTAGGTACTGATAAAAACATCAATGTATACGTAAGACCTGAAGATATAAAGGAATTTGAATTAAAATAATGTCACGGGTCGTGACAAGAAAGGAGAAATTAATATGACACTAGAAGAGTTCACAAACGAATATTATAGACTACAAACTAAAGAAACATGTATGGTTGATAGACTATACATGTTTCATTGTTTAAGATGTAGTGGTTTTGAAGATGTAATTGCTTATGAATTAATAGATACTCTTAATGATGTATGGTTGAAGGACGAAACTGATACTGGACTATCAAGATTAAGCGATTATCTGAAGGACTTATATGACGAAGGTTATGACGTAAAGAATATGCCTTCGCGTGAAATTATACAAGAAATAGACTGGGAGGTATTTTAAAATGAATAATAAATTATTAATTAAAGATATTCAAGATATTATGATAATAATGTCTATGAATAAAGATTTGTTTAAAGAAGACTTTTACAGCGAGATGTGGGAAATGTTACATCAATTAATTAAAGATATTAAAGGAGGAAAATATGAAAATAAAAGTAACAAATAAAATGTTAAATAGATTTTTAGAAATAATGGACGACTACGGCGAGTTCGTATTCGGCGATAATAAAACTATAAAGAAACAACTAGAATTATGCTTAAATACTCAAGGTTATTGGAGCGGTAACTCAATAAGAGTTTACTACAATTCTGATACAAAAGATTTTACTATAGGAAATAGATTTTAAGGAGGAAAATAATATGATAGAAAGAACTATAAGAAAACTTAAAAATATAAAGAGTTTTATAAATGAAACTAAAGAATACTACTCCGATGGAGTAGACGAAGAATTAATTGATATGATTAATGATATTCTTAAAGAATTAGAAAAATTTTTAAAAGGAGGTAAATAATGAAAGAATTAGTTTATATTAAAATTAAAGATATATGTTACTACGGCGATGATTTTGAATATCCCTCTTTTTTTGTCGAAAAATGTGACAACTTTGAAGAAAAAATGAAACAATTTGAAGAAATATGTAAGAATTATGAAGATTTTCAACAAGTAAAAGACTTTATTGAAGAAAACTTTACTCAAATTAATTTTGAAACAATAGAAATCTTTGTGTAATATTGCTTAATTTAAGTGTTTGAACACTTGCGATTAAGTGATAATTACATTATAATTTAGACAGGAGGAGATTTTTATGACAAGAAACTATTCAGAACAAGCACTAGCAAACAAACGTAGATATGATACTGCTTATATGAACGAAAAATATGGAACATTACATCTATCTATGCCTAAGGACGAGTTAGAAGAGATTAAAAAGATTATTACATCAAATGGTTTTACTTATGTAGAGTTTGTCAGACTTTGTGCCAAATTATTAAAACAAGGAAAAATAAAAAAAGGAGATTAATTCTCCTCTTTTTTTGACTTTAATTCAGTTATCTCATTGTATAACTCTTCAATTAATTTAAGTAATAACTCAGGGTTAGTCTTCATTAACTCTAAATAATACTTTTTAGTCTCTTCACTCATATCTATACCTCTTCTATTATTTTCTTTAATAAAATTATAGCATTTTGATATTCATTTTCATATATAAAACTGATGTCTTTACGTGTACGCTCATCTTTGCTGCTTGTACTTTCAGTTAGTAGGACTTCCCTCATACCTTCAAGTTCATTTATGGCACGAGTTATGACATCTTTGTACTTTTTTAGTTTATTTTTGGCACTCCACTCGCGTCCTTCAGCAAGTTGTAATTGATTAATTAACTTATCATTACGTTCTTTTAAGTCTTTTATAGATTTATTTAGGTTCATTATCTTCGCCTTATTTTCCAAAATATACCCACCATTTATAGTTAGATATATTTATTTTTTCCATTTTAAGATTATTAACTTCTTCTATATTTTTTTGGTATAATTCAATTTCTTTTTTTATTAATTCATCACTTTTTAAATCAGGATATAAATTAACTAATTGAATATAACTATCTACTTTTAAATCTTTAAATGTTTTTCCTTCATATTCCATATATGATTTAACTGAAACCTCTACTTTACTTTCAATTTCTTTATTCTTGTTTTCTAATAGTTCTATCTTTTGGTCTATTACTCTACCATTTACTATATAACCAATGAAAGTTGCCATTACTATAATCTTTATTCCTAAACATAATAATGGTACAAAAAATAATTCTTCAGCCTTACTACAAAGTAGACATATAATAAATATTATTGATATTATTATTAAAACTATTAACATTTTTTATCACCTCTTAATATATCTTCTAATTCTAATAACCCAGCAGGTGTTAAAGCATAATCATATTTGCCTAATTTATAACTATCTAATAATTCTAGTGCTTTATCTATTTTTTTTCTTAATCTTCTATTTTCTAATTTATAACATTTATTTGCACCTGATATTTCTACTATTCTTTTCTCTAATTCTTGTATATATAATTTGTTATTATCTTGTTTTAATTTAATAATTTCATATTCTTTATTACTTATTATTTTCATTATCTTCGCCCTCTATATACTTATACCCGTCTTTATATGGTTTAAACTGTGTTGTTGCTCTGATATGTATAATATGTGTTTTATCTTCTTCTAGCCAACAATAACTATAAAAGCCGTCTAAATGTCCGAATATCACGACTTGATTATCAATATATAACTTAATGTTTTGATATTCAGGTAGTTCATATAGTTTTTTAATCACAAATATACATCCCGTCTATATTTTGTATATCTTGCATTTTAAGTATACATAAAGTTTTTATAGTACTATCTTTAGTAATATCTTTAATTGTTTTTAAAGTATGATATACATTTTCTAGTTCGTCTTTTAACCTTCTATTTTCTTCAGATAGACTAGACTCTTCTTCAGTTAAGCGTAAGATTTTATCGTTTAAAGTACCTATTTTATCAGTTAATAATCTAATATCACTATACATCTTAGTTTTTAATGTTACTATTTTGTTCATATTTTATCCCTTTCTTTAAATGTCTACCATATTTTTTACGAGTTCCACCAGGAGCATAGTGTAAATATTTATCTATTTCACTCCACTTCCAATTCAACTCATTTTTTAAAAACTCAATCATTAATAAATCATTGTATTTATACAATCTTTTAACCTCTTCGTTATAATACTTGACCCATACTAGCAAATTGTCGCGTAATTCTTGTATTTCTTTGTCAAGTTCTGTGTCCTTTATCATATAAAGTGCGAATTTATCTACAATATTACGACTTGTATCTACTATTGTAGTTTTGAGTAAAGGACTACCAGGTTGAGTTTTTTCAAAATTGAGTTCTTTTTTTTCCAATAAAAAATTGAGGCGGTTATCGATTTCTAGTATCTTATTACGTATTTCTTTTAAACTAGGTATCATTTGTCCACCTCACTATCTAAAGTGTCTGAAATGGGCTTTATTTCCACTTCTACACACTCTTTAACATCTTTTTGATATATATGTGTTATCTTTTGTATGTATTTAACATTATCGTCTATGATTTTACCGCTACGGACTAGACCATCTATGATGTTCTTTGGTAGTTTACCATCTAAGTCACTTGTAGTGGTTTTTATATGCCATGTAAATATTAGTTCAATGGGATATTTTTTTATTTTAGGTATCTTATTGAACTCATATTTACTCAGTTCAGTCTCTTTTTGTTTTATTTTATTTGCATAAAAGTAATTTGTCCTACATTTATTAATGTAGGTATTTATGTTTTCAAACTTATAATCTATTAATATTTTCATTTTAACGTATGAATACCATTGTCTTCGCACTCACGAATTATGCCATCCATATACCTTCCAAATTGAATTGTTGTCATTTTGTGTGACGGAATATAGACTTTGTAGTATGTATATTGTCTTCCGTCTTTACCTATTGTGTGACTAACTACATCATAATAGTCAAAATATCTGACAGGGTCTATGTCACTTCTCATTAGAATTGTGTCATAATCGCTGTATTCTTTAATCAATCTTTGATGTAATTCATCGTTGCCTAGATTAAGTTTCTTTGCAAGTTGCTTTTGTAAGACCCAACTCATGTCGTTTTGAGATAGATTTCTTTTCCTAGTTACAAGAGTAAGTTCAACATTAATTGAGTCTTTACTAGCCAACTTATTTAACTCATCCTCGTCAAACATATCGCTGTCGAGCATTTCTAGGGCTATTTTAGGCTTTTTACTTATAAAATCAGTAGATATGTCTACTATCTTACAAATCGCTTTCATATACCCTCCAAATAAAATAAAAGAGAACAAGACACAAATATTAAGGATTATATCATTTAATAGTGTAGCATTATCAGTGCATTGTATGAAGAATAGTTTCTGCTGTAATGTGTCTTTAAAGGAATTTATCAATTTAACAAGTCGCATTTATTCGCACTCTTCCAGTTGAGTTATTACGCTTAAGTTGCGTAAGTTGGACTCGAACCAACAACTTCGGACTTACAAGGTCTTATTTTTGCTGCTAGCGACTTTATATGCTTATTAGCACTACTCAGTAGATATTAGAAAATAATAGATTAAAGATATTCGTGTGTATATGAAAAAATATATCCTTCAACTTTATTAATAACTTGCTGGATGTCCATGTACTGACAATTAATATCTACTGAGTACTACCAATAAGGCAGTACCTCAGTCCAAATAGAGAAAATGGTACTTAGTAAGCACCCTAGAATAGATAAATTAACCTTTTGTGTGTATAACACTCGTGGCACTTATAATTCGTAAATTATTAAGTGATATTTTTTATCTACTCTAGGCTACCTATTACGTAGCCTTTTTATTAGAAAAGATTTTATTATATTCAAGTCACTTAATATCCTAAAGCATGGAGATTATATTTTTGCTGTTAGTGACTTTCATTATTGTTAAGTTATACAAGGCTATTTATTTACTGGACGGACTCGAACCGCTATTTTATCTTGAATTGATAATGTTTAACCGCTAAACTACCTAGATTTGTTGCAGAAATAGCCTTTAAATATTTTAAAAAGAAATTATATAAAGTACAAAGGGCATTTTTACTTTTGAATTCCCAAAACTCATGTAATAATTATTGCTGTTATGTCCTTTTAAGTACTTTATATTATACCATTTTTACCCTTTATATTCAATGTTTTTCTTATATTCTTCCAAGATTTTATCAATATAAGTAGCCATATTAAAGTTGTTTTCTAATAACTTTAAGATTTGTAAGTTATAACCACTTAAGAAAATGTTACCATACTCGTCAAATTCAGGTACGGTTTTATTACGGTCATTAAAGTTCCACCATACCAATTTCGTATTTGCTTCATGTTTTCTAAATAATTCTTGAAGTTCTTCTTTGCTTTGATGTGAACCATAATCAAATTCCATATCACTCATAACAATTATGTATTGAGGATATTTATTTAAACCTTTAAGTAAGTTTAATACCTTAGCAAAGTCAGTATTTGAACAATCTCCTGTATACATAGAGTCATATTGTTCTTTTAATGTTTCACCTTTAATAGTCATTAAGTGTGGATTAGAACTAAATGATATAATTTGATTTCTAGCGTAAGTAGAGTGAGTTGCTAAAGCATGTGCTACTGATGTCGCCCTGCTTAGTAAAGAGTTATTATCTCCTTTCCAACCCATTGAACCTGATGTATCAAGTACGCAGATAGCGTCCATCTCTACGCCTATAGTTTCGTTTTCTACAATTTTCTTTGCGATTATGTCTTCTGCGTCTTGTGGACACCAGTCATTAACAGTTTTAAATGCGTCATGAACTGTGGCAGTACTTACGTTAACTTTTGCTTTATTGTCTTTAACCTTGTCAATATATTCTTTAAATCTAGGAGCAATATCTTCCCTAGTATTAAAGGCATGAAGGTATTTAGTCATGGCAAGTGAAGGTACTTTCTCGAAGTCTATTTCATCAACTAATGGATGACTGTAATTACCTTTCTTGAATAGTTCATTTAAAGGAGTTCCTTCTAACTGTTCTGCATAAGATAACTTATATTCAACAGTCTTATCAGTTTTGATTAAACTTCTATATTCCTTTTCACTTATTTCCCACATCTTACATAATGCTTTAGCAATTCTCTTGTCTTTACCTGTAAGTCTAGGTGACCATTTTTTTGCTAATTCATTACCTTCAGCAAGACTATAATGTAGAACTTTTAAATTATCGTCAGTAGGTATATGCCATAAGTCATCAAATCTACCTGCTTTGATAATATTTAAAGCACTTACCCCTGATTGTTTCATTAATTCTCTACCTAAGTCTCTACGACCTAAGCCGTAACGTGCGTCACGCACGAACATTGAAAATACCTTATCTTTTTCACTTGAACCAATATGTACTTGGTCCAAGTGTTTTTCAAAGTAAGGTGTCATAAAGAACAAGTCAGTTAAATTATCTCCTGTTGTCTTATATGAAATATCCCCGTTTTCAGTTCTTTTTGTATTTAATAATTTTTCTATCTCGTTCATAGTTTTCTCCTAGTATAATTTATCTTTTAATTTATCAGTAATCTTATATAGTGCGTCTACATAACTTACTACTTCTTCTCTAGTAGTTATATCAGCATTATTAAGATAATCAACCACTAATTCTTTTACCGCTTTATCAAACTTCTCAGAGTTAGTAATTTCCATTACACACTCAGTAGGTTCTTCAATTACTTCAGGTTCTTCTATTACCTCAGGTATTACCTCAGGTTCTTCCATTATTTCCTCTTCTACAGGTTCTTCTTGTTTAACATACTTTAATGTCTTACCTGTATCACTCTTAACATCTTTAAGATTTACGGCAAGAACTTTGCCATTTTTGTAAATAATTTTATCTTCTTGGTCTAACTCTTGTAATAATTTACAAATATTACCTTGACAGTCAGTTATACCATACAATTCTTTTAACTCTTTCATAAGTTCTTTCATTGGTGGTATAGCATTACCTTCTTTAGTCAATGTTTGTAAATGTCCGTAGATATTTACTTTCTTTTGCATTTTCTTAAGTCTATTATTACCCATTTTATAAACTTTAACCCCTTTATTTTCGTCTGCTATCTTGCCAACACCGTTGTTACCTAAACCTTTAATTTCAATGTAACCTCTATTGTAGATAAAATCATTTGGATTTTTCTCGTGTAATTCATTTAATAATTCAATTAATGTACTTACTGGTATTCCAGTATCTTGTGCAATTTGTTTAATAGTAAAAATTGCTCCATTTTTTATTTTTTCTCTACAGTATTCATATACTATATTTTGACGTCTTAGTCTTTTAAAATTATGTTTCTTTCTATTTCTATATTTCATTTCTTTTACCTCATATATTTCTTTCTTTAATTTTTCTTCTAGTCTCTTTTTCCTAGCGTACAACCTCTTTTGTTCTTTATAATATTCAGGTTTTTTCTTACGACTCGCTTTTACGCTTTCGTACATATAACCTGGATGTTCTTCAGCCCATTTCTTATGATATTCGAGTATCTTTTCTTTATTCTTTTTTCTCCACTCTCTCATATACTCTGGGTTTTTCTTTAACCATTTTCTTTGATATTTAGCAACGTACCCCATCATCAACCTCTTCAAAGTGAGGTTCATTATGAATAGCAATACTTATGTTATAAGTAGTTCCGTTGTTTTTATTTGATTTTTGACTATATAGAATAATATCTACATCGTCACGCATTATATACGGCGTTTCTTTTAACTTTTTAATAAGTTCTTTAGCACATTTACTAGCAACTACACCACTATCATCAACTAATTTAATACTTCTTGCTTTGTTATTCTCAATGGTAATATAACCTTTTTTAACAAGATTTCTTAAATGAACAAAAGTAGTCGATGGTGTTGCAACTCCTATACCCTTACAAATATCTCTTACTGTAGGACTATACTCGTGTTCTTCTATAAAGGCTTTTATAAACTCAAGAGTATCATTTTGTCTACGAGTCAATTTTACTTGTTTCATTTTTATCTCCTCTTAATCTTATAGCGATTTCGTCTTTATCTACTCGGCTAATATTACTATTATCTAAGTATTCTAAGACACTATTTTGTGACGCTATTAGCCCAATATTTTCTTTACCCAAGTCTATGATAGTTTCTAAAGCGTCTTCTAGGTCTTCATAAGCCTTTTTATTGTCTCTTAATAGAAATATCGCTATTATCGCTGTTACTACCCAGTTTATTATCAGTACTATTTCCACTCTTAATCTCCTCCGTCTTCTTTCTAAATTGATACATAAAATACGCTTTTGTATCATTTCTTATTTTTCTACCACAATGACTACATATTTTAAAATGTGCCTGAACAGGCAGTATATGTGTATGACCACACTTACATCTAACTTTTATGTGGTCATTATATGCTTGTGCTAACTTTTCCACTTCTTGAAGTTTCTTCATAATTAAAATGGTAAATCATCATCGTTTAATACTACCTCGTCACTTGTAATTGACTTATCAGGACCTGTAATAATGTCATAGTTTAAGACCATAAGGTAATCATATTTAGTTCCGTTTGTCTCAAAAAATGACTGAAAAGCATTATTTATCTTAATCTCACAGGTGTCTTGTGGCTCTTGGTCTCTTAAGAATTTGATACGTTTAGTCATATAACTGTATGTACCGTCTATATTTTTATTTGCTATTGAATAGGTAAAGTTATGACTTCCGTCTTCTTTTACGTTCTTCCATACTTTAACTTTATCTGCTGTAATTGTTATCATGTAAAATCTTCCTCTCCTAATAACACATTTTCTTCTAACCTCTTTTTATCTTTTCTAAACTTATCAACGGCTTGTTTTATTTCTTCAACCCAGTCTTGATAATCATTTATGTTGATTTCGTATTCAGTAAGTAATTCCTTATTAAATTCTTCATTAAAGTCCTTAGGTCTTTCATATACGCATAATGTACCTTCTTCTACTTTGTAATTAATCATGTAGAAGAGTAATTGTACGATGTAGTATTTATAAGTTCTTACTCGCTTATGAATACGACTTGTTGTTTTAATTTCAATAATCTTTTTACCATTGAACCCGTCAGTATGACATCTAATATCGCCAATAATTAATTTATCTTCGACATAGTTCGTGTCATATTTTTTATTAATAAACTCCCTAATTTTACCTTCCATGACATTTCCATAGTCGATATAAGGGTTATCAATTTCTTCAGGTTCTTCTAGTCCTACTTTTTCTTTGAGCAACTTATAGTAAGTTTTGAAGGGAGATATACCCATGATTATAGGTATATCTGAACCTCCTATATAAAGGTTTCTATCTTCACTTACGCTCTTTTGCATATTAGCCTAGTTTTAAAGTTACTAAGACTTTTTTATAGTCTTCTTCAGTAGAGTCTTTGCTTAGTTTATTATTCTTAGCAACATCTTCGAGATTTAGGTTTTTCTCTTTGCAATATGCTATAAGTTGTTCTCTAAATGTAGGTTCTTTTGTCGCTTTAGTAATTTTACCTTCAGTACTTCCTTCAGCGTCAGGGTCATCACCTGTTGCTATCTTATATGCTTTCATTAAAGCGTACTTATCAGCGTAAGTCATAGCCTTACCTGGAGATTTATCTGAAGAGTCAATACCATCTCCATAAGTAATTGTTTCTATAAACTCATCAGGTTTATCTATGTTAGTAAACTTATATCTTGTTTCTATTCTCATAAATAAACTATTAGTCTTAGTAACTTTACCTTGATATTCAGTTTCTTTAGTTAAGATTTCACTATCAGTAATTCTACGACTTAAAGGATAAGAATAAATTCTATATTTTTCTTCTAAAGGTTTGATAGCGTCTAGGATGTCTTTTTCTTGAACAGCCTTATACTTTCTACCTCCACCCATATCTACATTTAAGTTCTTAGCAACTACTCCTAATTCATTTGTAATTGCACTCATTTTTTCAAATATATTCATTTCTTCTACTTTACTCATTGTTATCTCCTCCGTTGTTATTATCATAATATTCACCGACAACCATGTGGTTCTCTAGTTCTACATTTGTTTCTTCAGGCACTTCTTGTTGGTCTTTTTTAAACTCAACATAATCGTCTAGTATTTCACAAATATTAGTCCCTTGTTGTAGTAGTCCTAGTTCTTGCATTGTTTCTAGTTCGTGATACGCTTTTTGTTCTTCGGTCATATTTGTTCTCCTTTAATAAAGTTTTATTAAACCCCTCTAACTTCTTGTTTTCATTTTTGAGATGTAAGTTTCTATTAACTAAATACTCAATAGTATCTTTTAAACTATAAATTTTTAACCATAAGCCTAAGATTATAAATACCAATAGAACTATAATCACAATTAATACAATTTCCATATTACTCAACTCCAAATATTTCTTTTACCTTATTCATCCTTAACATCCTCAATTCTCTTAATTAACCCACTAATAGATTTATCAAGAAAATCACTGTTTCTTTGATAAATAAGTTCCATTTCAGCACTCTCTTTGTTATTAGACTTCTCATATCTAATTAAGTCGTCTTTCTCACTTTCAAAAGATTTTATAAATGCGTTTCTTAAACCATTTCTAGTAAACTCGTCTGCATTACAAATATCTTGAAAGCCTATTCTACGTACAATATTTCTAGTAATAGGTTCTAGGTAAGATAATGCCTCTTCTTCTCTATATCTACCAATTCTACTTGCAACATCTCTTACTTTTTCCCACTCCTCGTCTGCTTTAAGGTTTACTTGAGAATTATTTTGTTTAGTAATATAACTCTTTACTTCTGCGATACTAGGAAAGTATTTACTTTCATTAATAGACTGAAATATAGCCTGTTTAAATGTATCTAAATCATAATCTCTAAAAAAGTCATACCATATCAACATTTGATTTTCATTAATATCTTTGTTGTATGCTTCACATAGGTAACTATACCAAAAACTAAATTCACTCTCTGTCATCTCAATACTCCTCTCCTTAATATTTCTTTAAAACTTTGATTATTATGTATTGCGTCATTTATTCTTACTTTTTGTCCTAAGTATTCTTCAAACTTAGTAGCGTTGAATAAAGTACTCGGTCTTAAATATTTACACATCCTACTGTCATTAACCCACTCAGCACATTTCTTATCTATTACTGTCTTAAAGTCTTCTAGTGTATAACCATCTTTCAATCTAGCACTTATTAATTTCTCGTTAGTACTAGAATTAACTCTATAGTTAGTACCCGCTTTGTGATTAAGATATTCAATTATTTCTTTATATATTTCTTTTATATTTATATTATTAAGATTTATATTATTAGATAATCTAGTAATATTTATATTACTAGATATATTTATATTATTCTCTTTCACATTTTTGTTAACGGCTCCGTTCACATTTTTGTTAACGGCCGTTAACATTTTTGTTAACCGTATTTCTCTATCAGTAACAACATTTCCAGACTTTTTATAAGTAATATTTATAATGCCTTTTTCTTCTAAAATCTTTATCTTACGAGATATTGTTTGAACAGGTTCGTCAAACAAACTAGATAAATATTTATTAGTGGCATAACAGTACCCCTCTTTAGCACATAGACTTGATATGATTAGTAATAACCCTAATTCGTTCTTAATATTCTTATCTAGTGCCCACTCATTAAAACATATTGCATAACCATTTACGATGTCGTTTATCATTTAATCTCCTTCTGCTAAACTATGTTGTTTTTATAAATAAATCTCCTTTCTAAAAAACAAAAAACCAGGTATTATCTACCTAGTTCACTAAGAAGTATATATATTATGTAAACTTCTAAGTAATACAAACTAGATAGATAATTTCTATCTCTTTCTTCGTTTTGTACTTGTAATATATCACACTATTTTTAATTAATCAATAACTTTTGTTTTAATTCTCTAATTTAGTTATGAAATACACGATTGCCATACCAATCAAAATAAACTTGAATATATCAATCAAATACAAATTAGTTATTTTTTGCATTACTTGAGTAACTGTAGCACGTCTATTTAAAATCATATCAAACTCATCGTTAGAATATGTTCTACCTTTATGTAGTCGTCTTATATCTACTACCGTCCATCCCATTGATGTTACTTCTCCTGTTTTGTGTTGTGGTATAGTAGTTCTTGCTCGGTAAATTATTTCTCCATTATTCTTACGATAAAGTACTAAATATCTATACATACACTACCCTCCCCTCTTAACTCGAGTAGTGTAGTATATATTATCTATTTACTTTTGTCAAAATTATGAATTATAATTGAATTAAATAAAAGGCTATATTAGAAGATTTTATACATAAATGTACAAATAGATGTTTAAGAGTAAAACTCTTCTAATTTGTACTTAAAAATAATTTTTAGAGGTATATTATGGGTATTAGTGTAAAAACTTTAGAGAAAAATAGATTTTCTATTCTAACTGATGATATGGAGCATTGTTATATTTGTAAAAAACCGAAGGAAGACATTAATGAAATATTTATGGGTAGGAATAGACAAAATTCTATGAAGTACGGATTATGTATTCCTATGTGTAGGAAGTGTCATAACAAGTTCCACGAAGTAAGAGCATATCAACTCCATATCATGAAAGAAGCACAAGAAGCCTTCGAGAAAAAGTATTCACATGAAGAGTTTATGAAGATATTTAGAGAAAATTATAAAGACTAGATTACTCTAGCCTTTTTATTTTACAAAATACCACCAAGTTTTATGAGGGTGACCATCCACATCATTTAACCAAGCAGTAGTCATTTTAACGTATGTATCAACATTATCCATAGGAATTACATCACCATAATCATTTGCTAAACTATTCATTACGATATAATTATCATTTGAAGTAAAACCTACTACACTACTTATTGTATCTTTATTCCATACTTCTCCTCTAGGTTTCATATCATTAACAATTTCATAAGCCATTTCATCAGGTATAGAATAATTATAAGCCATACCTATAATCTTGTTCTTATACTTTTTAGAGTTTTCAGACTCACTTATTAACTTTATTAACATTTCTCCTAGACAATCCATATCTTCTTGTTTACCATTAGCAATTATCATATCTAAATATTGTTTCATAATTAACTCTCCGTTCCTCTAGGATTTAAACAATTACAACTTAAAATTACAAATTGCCCGTCAGTGTAATTAGGATTTTCGTTACCATATCCTATAGGATAATTAACTCTTTTATTTAACATATTGGCTATTACCTCGTTACCATACTTACATAATACTGGGATATTAACAGAATTAATTTGAATATAGACAGGTAAATTAGCAGTAGCCTCTACATTACAGGCAATAATTAACCTATAATTGCCACAGTTTGTGACATTTTTTACTGTTTTATTAGGAATTAAGACTACACCTGTGTCAGTAGTTGTAGCATTTGATACGACTATTGTATTACAATTCATACTATCATCCTTTCATAATAAAAGACATAGGTTTCCCTATATCTTAGTCGACCTTTTAATAAAGGGAATTAGAACATCCACATCCATAATAACATGGAGGTTTTGGAGCAGTAGTTGCTAAATTACTTAAGATATTTTCAGTAATTTGAGCAGTTTGAACTT